GGGTCGCCCCCGGTGCATCTCGTAGATCTGTTTGGCGATGGCGCTCACCGCCTGGGGCGAGCGCATGACGACCTCCATGGCCTGTTCCGGGGGCAATGGGTTGCCCTGGGCATCCCCCACATCGGAGACGCTCACCAGCGCCTCCTCGACCAGCTCGGCAAACGGCGCGTCCGCCAGCTCATTCATGAGATCCTCGGGCAGAATCTTCAGCTCTGCCTTGAATGTGCCAGCGCTTTTGTAGCCGCGGCCGTCGGCGGGAAAAATGACATCGATCTCCCGAACGACGGTGTTGTTTTCCTGTTGTTTGAACATGGGTTAAACCTCGTTTCCTGGCGGTTGAAACCCCGCGCAATGTGGGTTACTTGATGATGATCTTGATGTCGTCGTCACCGGCGCTGGTGGGCAGCAGGGTGTAGGGCGTCTGCACCATGGCGACGCCGTTTTGCTCCGTGTAACTGGGTTTACCCACCTCCAGGGCCGGGGCGCTGATCTCGACGATATTGCCGGCGGTCGTGCCGTGCTGATAGAGCATGGCGCCGGTCTGCTTGTCCTGGGCACGATCCCACACCGGGAACCCGGTGGCGTCCGGTGCTTCCATGGTGAAACTGCCCTTGACCTGCCGGTCAGTGAGCAGGATCTCCTCGCCCGCGGTGGTTTCGTGATGCACCAGCTCGCCGCCCAGATCCCAATTGAAGGCAGTGGCCGGCACGGCGGTGCCATGCACCGTCAGTTCGTCGTTGGCCGCACTGGTGGGTACCGGCGTTTGGTAGCCGCTGTAGTCCCGGGTGGGGGCGGTGCTCTCACTAATGGGCAGGAACAGTCCGAGGAATTTGAAATGGAAATCCGCAAACCCCTTCATGTCGCCCTTAATGCTGATGCTGCCCCGGGCGCCGACCAGCCGGTGCAGGGTGCCGTCCAGGTAGGTGTAGAGGCTCAGCGCATCGAACCCGGAGGACACCGGGTCATACTCGAAACGCGGATCGGGATCGGCAGACAGGTCGGTTTCAGCAAATCCACAACCGCGGATCAGGGCCGCGTACGCCGGGGCGGCACCGGCGGTACCGGAACCGGCCGCGTCAACGTCAAACTCGATCATCACCCGCTTGCCGGCCAGCAACGTGGGGTTAGCCCCCAGGGAGCCGCCATCCAGCTCGCGCTGCAGCTCCTCGGCCTCGATGGGCGTGATGCTCAGGTTCTTGGTCTGCACCGCATTGGCCGCCGTGTTCTGTGGGTTGGCGTCGGTGCCATAGGTGGGCTCGATGGCGGCAAACACCACCTTTTTTCTGAACAGCTTCTTGGCCATTACTTACCTCCCCGCTTCGCGGGTTGTTCCACCACGCGGGTGGGCTGATCTTTCTGCGCCACTTCCCGGGCGCGGTTGCCCCGGGTGTGGTCCTGAGTGGGCTTGGCGACCCGCTTGACGTTGCCCTTGCGGTCCACCTTGTAAACTCCGCCGGTTCTCATGATTCAATTCCTCGTTCAGGTCTGTCGGATGATGCTGGCGGTGCGGTACAGGTCCTGCCAGTACAGATAGGCGTTTTGCAGCCTGACAACCTGTCCGCCCGCGTACTCGAACTGCTCGGTAAAGTTGTCGGGTGACCAGTTGAGCAGCAGGCCCTGGATTACGTCTGAATATGCCTCAGCCTCATCGGAGGCATCACCCTGACGGCTGTCATGGAGGTTTTTCACCACGACAACCACGCCGTAGTGGGCCTCCACTCGTTGCATCACCGCGTCGTCGTAGACGTTGGGGCCGGGGCGAACGCGCAGCCGGTAGATGTAACAGCCCGGCGCGCTGATGCGGCCGTTCAGAATGTTGCCGATGCCCGCGGCCCCGGCAATCTCGCGGAACGGTTTGAGTCCGGCCGCCGTGAAGGCCGCCGTGTTGGCGGCAAGGCGATCTTCGATCTGCTGGCGCAGGGTGCTCATATAAATGAGGTGTCCTTGCGGTTGAACACGTTACCGCCGCTGGTCATCTCCACCGTGTTCTGGCCGGCCGGCTTGCCGCCCGCGGCATCGACGCCGATCGCGATGCGGCCGCTGCCGATGGCGTCCAGCTCACGCAGCAAAGCCTTGCGATCCTCGCGCATGGCGTCATCGAGCTGCCGGGCGTTCTCGTACAGGGTGAGCAACGCCAGCTCGCAGGCCAGCTTTTCCAGTACCAGGGGCACCGGGCTGATGGGAAGGCGGTAACGCCCGCCAATGCGGCTGTCGATGGTGGCGGACGCATCCGTGATGGCATCCGCCAGGCGCTGACCATTGATCGCCCCCGTACCCTCGCGGTCGGTGAGCTGGATCAACTCCTCCTCGCCGTAGCGGTCGATCATGTCCTGGGTGGTGCAGTAGCTCATGTCAGCGCCCCGGCATCAGGTTCAGAGCGGCTCCACGCTGAACATGGGATCCGCCTCCAGAGCGGCCAGTTGTTCCTCGCTCAGCTCGCCCGGAGCCACCTCCGTGGTGCCTCGCCAGGCGCGACCTGCGCGGCGGAACCCGTCCTGCTTCACGGTGATGCGGTAACCACCGGACTCGGCGCCGGCCTCGGCCTGCATTTCATCCTGGTAGGTTTTCCAGGCGGCGTCGCGGTCCTTGGCGCTGATCTTGTCCACGCCCGCGGCTTCCGCCAGTTCCACCACGGTGGGCTTTTTCTCGGGAGCCAGGGCACGCAGCGCCTCGATGAGTTCGTTCATGTCGTTCTCCTCAGAAGTTGGGGGTCAAAAAGGGGCGGCCAGGCCGCCCCTTTCACCTGCCGGGTTTACGCGCTGCCGTCGGAGCCGTAGCTGAGCTGCCAGAACCCGTACACACCGGTGGCCCGCGCCTCGGCGCCAAACTTGTAGGCGCGCTTCATGAACACGTCGTCGTTCTCCATGGACGTCTGGGAGACGAACTGCGGCTTCTTGCGCATCTGCACGATGAATGGCTTGACCGCCTTGGAGGTGACGTGGAGGAACCAGGCCGTGGAGCTGGTGAGGGCCGGGTTGACGACCAACTTGGCAGTGCCCTTGTAGGGGTTCGTGGAACCATCGTCGAGCTTGTCGGCCTCGAGCAACTTCTTGGCCACCGCCTCGAGGGCGGGGGGCACTTCCAGGGTGTCGGGCACCAGGCGCAGGGGCATGCCCTCTTCGTCGGTGAACTCCATGATGGCCTGACGGGCCGCGCCGTAGCTGGCGGCGGCCGCTGCCTCACTGGCCGCACTGAGCTTGGCCGTACCCTTGTTGGAAACCGACGCGCCATTGACCTCGTGATCGGTGTCGTAGAAATACTGGCCGTCGATGCCGGTACTGGTGAATGCGCCGTTTTTCAGGTCGTCCACGATGATGTCATGGAGCTCGCCGGCCGAGTCACCCGCCATCTGCGCCTGTGCGTTGTAGATTCCAAGCCGGTCGTCCTCGAGGTCGTTGCGATCCACCTCGATAGTGGTTTCCCAGTCCTCGTTTCGAGCGGTGTATTTACCCGCCTTGAGCGCCTTGACGTGTTTCTCACCCACCCACTTGCGCATCATTGGGAACCGGGACAACCAGGAGTAGTCCTCCTCGGCGGCGCTGGAGGGCACCTCCATGGCGGTTGCCTGCCAGTTGCCGGACTGCGCCTTGAGGGCGTTGTTGAAGATGGTTTTCAGGCCGGTAAAAACCGCCTGAACGCTGGATTTGTTCACGAGCATCTCGTCTCTCCTGTATTAGCTGATCCGCACCCAGACGCCGTCGGCGTCCACGTCCTCGATGACGCCGGCCGCGGAACGCGTGCCGGTGCCGTCGTTGTTGGCCACCGTCTGGTCGTCCACGATGTAGGCCGTGCTGCCGATGTCGGCCCGGGACACCGTGCCGTCGTTGGCAAACCGGAACACCCCCTTGCGCACGCGCACGGTTTTCGCGCCGGCAGTGCCGGCACTGTTGTCCACCCGCTCCTCGGCGCGACCGGCAGCCACCAGGCCGGTGGCCGTGGCCCCGGGGACGGCGTTGCGGCTGGCATCCAGGGCTACCAGGGAACCAGCGTAGATGACGGTACTGGCCGCCACCGGGTGTTCGTACTCGTCGCCCTCGCGACGAGGCGTATTGCGATCTTCAGTCAGTGCGGTCATGAATCAGCCCTCCTGCGCCATGGTCTGTTTGTAGTCCTCGGGATCGATGCCCATCTGGCTGCACACCGCCAGGGCGGCCGGGTCCAGGCCGGCGGTGGCGTCACCCGCGTCCGGTTCCCTGCCACCGGTCTGTGAACCCGCCAGGGCGGCGATGGGCGCGGCATTCTCGATATAGGCGGACAGGGCGACCAGGTCTTTTCTCCCCAGCTCCCGCGCCCAGTCCTCCATGGCCGGCACCAGGCGGCCCTCATCCAGTGCCCTGTTCACCATGGCGTCGACCTCGTTCTCGTTGATGCGCGAGGACAGGACTGCCAGCTCAGTCTGCAGCTGGGTGACAGTTTCCACCGGCACGTATTTGGCCGGATCCGGGTCGGCGGCGCTGGCGGCGGCCAGGGCCTGATCGTTTTCCGCCAAGGAGGATCGGGCGGTTTCCAGTTCAGACTGCAGCGCGCTCAGGGCGGCCACAGCCTCGTCTTCGCTGGCGTCGGGCGAGAGCCCGAGCCGCTT